GAATTGTTGTCCATTTGGGATGGTATCGCCACAGAGTGTATGTATCCCTGGTATGAAAATGATGGATTGTTGTATAAAGCTTTGAGATCCAATCCCTCAGGTCATCCTTTGACAGTCATTGTGAATGGCTTGGTAAACTCTTTGTACGCTAGGTATGCTTACTATGCAATGCATGAATGTGAGAAATTTGGCGACATCCCGTTATTCCATGAGCGAGTGAATCTGATGACCTTTGGAGATGATAATAATTTTGAAGTCCATAGCGAGGAAAAAGTTTTTGGGATGCAATCGATGCACAAGGAATTGGGAAAGATTGGAGTTAAATACACCGACTCCAGCAAGAAAATGCCTGAGACAAATTGGATTGAACCGGAAGCCATGTCTTTTTTGAAACGGATCTATCGGTATCACGAGACTCTCAAGAGTAGGGTCGGGGCATTGGAGAAGGAATCAATAATGAAATCTCTTGCCCTAACTAAGAAATTGAAGAAGGGCCAGAAAGAGTCGTGTGCTGAAATCATGGCGTCCAATGTCGCTGCCGCTTGTGTGGAAATGTTTTACCATGGTGAGAGAGATTACGATGAGTTCGTACCGGCCATCACATCCATTGCGAAGGGAACGAAGGACTCAGCAGGTCACTGCATTGGAGATTTCCTGAATATTCCTACGAAAGATGAGATCATTGAGAGATTCAGGAAAACGATTTGCAAATATGATCAGGCTGAGATCGAGATTGATGCTCAAAGTGGAACTATCTACAATCAATTTGGAGAAGTGTACACTGGTGATGACAATCCTTTCATGGATGACATCTTGATGGATGATTGGATTCCTATTCCTTTTTGCCACAATGCAGCGACGGTCGAAGAGATGACACCATTGGTGCGTGAAGAAGTTCTTGCATCTCCTGTAACGTATGGGATGTTGACTGGGAATTGGTCAGAATACCAAAGTTTGATTGAGCGAGTTGCTGAATACAGTGGAGATAATGTTAATCCACAAGCTGAAG